CTCAGGAATCTCGAAATCGTCTCTGGGGCCAAGGTGAACGGCATCACCCAGTGGTCGCCTGTGGTGATGGAACAGGCTTTCAACCGGGCCGGGCTGGTCATCATCCCGACTGGCAAGAGCATGGCGAAGTCTGGAAACCGGGCTATCGAGTCGATCCGCAGGGGCTTATTCGTGGTGGCCGGCTATCTCCCTGCCTACGGGGACTTGGGCATTTACACTGGCAACATCGCGGATGGGGTGAAATGGGCCTTGTCGCATCAGGACGAGGTAATCGGCCGGATCAAGGCGTCACAGGCGTACATCCGCGAAGAGTATTCGCCCGAAAGGATCGCGGGACTATGGAAACAAGCCCTGTTCGGCTAAACTTAGGCTGCGGCCCGAAACTGTGGCCGGGGTTCGTCAATGTCGATTTGGCGAATAACTGGTCGGATGTAGAGCCGGACGTTTCCGCTGACGTTACAGGCCCCCTGCCATTCCCGGACGATTACGCAGACGAAGTGCATGCGTATCACCTCCTAGAGCATCTTTGGAGGTGGAAAGCCCCGGGCTGCCTCAGAGAGTGGATCAGGGTGCTGAAGCCTGGCGGGCTTCTGGTTCTCGAAATGCCGTGCTTCGACAAGATCGCGACCATAGTTGCCCACTGCATCATCGACCGCTCACCGCTTGACCCTCGCATGACCATGTGGGGCCTATACGGTGATCCTCAGTACGAGAACGAGGCGATGATGCACAAGTGGTGTTATTCGTACTTTGAGCTTGAAGAGTTACTCGGTGAAGTCGGCATGGAAGACATCAAGCGCGAGCAGCCGCAGACACACCAGAAACGACGCGACATGAGGATGACGGCTAGGAAACCAGAATGGCAACCTCTTACACCGACCTGAAGGCTGAGATTGCGGCGTTCTATCACCGCAATGACCTGACTTCGTATCTCGACACGTTCATTGATCTGTGCGAGGCAGAGATGCAGCGCAAGATCAAGCTTCTGGAGTTCGAGACCACCGGGACCGTGACGGTAACCGCTGGTTCTGGAACTCTCCCTACTGGATTCGTCGGAGCTCGCACACTGAATTGGGACGGTGATCCGAAGCGGGTTCTCACCTACGTCACGCCGGACAGGCTGGAAACGATCAACGCCAGGAATCCGAGTTACGTCAGCTACTACACCATCACCGGCTCGACCATCAAGTTTGCCAACGACACCGATGGCACGCTGAACATCACCTATCTGGCGAAGTTCACACCCCTCTCTGGTTCGGCCACGTCAAACGCCATCCTAGCTAGCCATCCAGCGGCTTACCTGTACGGCTCTCTCGTTCACGCAGCGATCTACTGCAAAGACCCAGAAGGGGCTATGGGCTATAAGTCACTGTTCCAAGCTGAACTTGACGAAATCAACCGAGACAATCAGGACAAGAAATACGGCGGCGCGGCTCTACAGCAGAGGGCCGCATGAGTGGTTTGCTCGACTTCCTGCAAGGCGCGTCCAACGCGTCGGCTAGCACTGTCTCTGGGCCGGTAGACTTGATTTCGTGGCTGATTCGCAAAAGCGGCGGCGGCGGGATCATTGGAGATGCCCCAGTTGGGTCTTCTGCATGGATGGCACAGAAGGGTCTTACCAGGCCAACGCAAGGAATGGCAGGGCTTCTTGGCGAGGCGGCGGGATTGTCACTCCCTATAGTTGCGTCTGCAAAGGCGCCACAGATTGCGTCAGGGCTTCTGCAGATGCAAGCCAATGCAGCGGCTCCGACAAGCGCGCTAAATGCGCAGCGCGGAGCAATCGTCTATCACGGCTCGCCGCACAAGTTCGACAAGTTCGATTCCAGCAAGATCGGCACCGGAGAGGGCGCGCAGGCTTACGGGAATGGACTGTATACAAGCAATAGCAAACAAGCGTGGTGCGCCAGGGCTTCGCCAAGCAGAGCCTGCACTTAGGGCGGCCGGAGTGCCTGGAATCCGATACCTAGACGGCGGCTCTCGTGGCGCAGGCGCTGGAACTAGCAACTTTGTCGTGTTCCCAGGCGAGGAACCTGCATTGAAAATTCTGCAACGCAACGGGTTTACGCCATGATCCCATTCCTCGGGTTCGTCCCCGACATGGACAGCACGACGCCTGGCGTGCTGACGGACTGCACCCAACTGATACCAACCGAAAAGGGGATGGCGTCAGCCCCTTCTGCCGTGTCCATCACGGGACTTGGTGCTCTAGCTGCTGAATGCCGAGGCGCCGCTGTCCTGACGAACACCTCGGGCACGCGCAGGACATTCGCAGGCACCCAGACCAAGATTTACGAACTGTCCTCGGGGACGTGGACGGATATGTCCGGGTCCACTTTCACCGGGTCGTCCGAAAACCGCTGGTGCTTCGCCCAGTTCGGCAATGCGGCCATTGCGACGAACGACACCGAGCAGATGCAGGCCAGCACGGCGGGGACGTTTGCGCCTATCGCCACCGCCCCCAAGGCGCGCATTGTCATCGCCTCGAAGGACTTCGTTCTAGCCTTCAACACGAACGACGCGACGGGATCGGCGACCTATGGAGACTCCCCTGATCGCTGGTGGTGCAGCGGATTCCAGGATCACACCGATTGGACGCCTGCTGTCCCGACTCAATGCAACACCGGCCGGCTGATCGGCTCCGGTGGTGAAATCGTCGCGGCGGCTCCGTTCGGGGCTAACGTGGTTGCCTACAAGTCAAGGCAGATGTTCCTTGGTCAATACGTAGGCTCACCCGTTGTCTGGCAGTGGGACGCCGTTCCTGGGGAACAGGGATGCGTCGGACCTGAGGCGGTGGTCGACATCGGTGGAGCGCACATCTTCGTCGGCGAAGACAACATCTGGCTCTATGACGGCACCCGCCCGATTCCCATCAGCCAAGGCTCGGTAAGGCAATGGTTCTACGACAACTTGAGCGCGACATACAAATATCGAACCATCGTCACGTATGACCGGAACAACAACCGGGTGTGGATTTTTTACCCATCTGCGGTTTCAAGCGGAACACCTGATTCGGCACTTGTCTACCACCTAGCCACCAAGAAGTGGGGTAGAGCAAACCGGACCATCGAAGCGACGATGAACTACGTGACCCCTGGCGTCACCTGGGATACGCTGGACACCGTAGGGGCGACGTGGGACACCCTTCCCGACATCCCTTGGGACTCGCAAAGCTGGCAACCGTCCGGGCGGGCTCTTGCGGTATTCGACGCGACCCATAACCTCGTGACGCTGACCGGGGTGGGTGAGGACTCAGGGCTGACCACCGGAGACATCGGGGACGACGAAGAGGTGAGCACGCTCACGAGCGTAGTTCTCCGGTTCCTGACTGAACCTACCTCGGCGACCGTTTCCGGGCAGACCAAGACAGGCGCAGGAGCCACGGCTACCGCTGCAAGTTCAGGGTCTCTCTATGAGTCGAGATTCCCGATCATCCAATCAGGGCGCTGGCATCGGCTGGCATTTCAGTTCGTTGGTAATACCGAAGTCACCGCGATCAAGACAAACGGAATCGGGGCAGGGAAGAACTGATGGGGCGGTTGAACGAGAATCTTCAGTTCTCATCCGAGCGGTTGATCCAGTCGCTCTATGACTTTCTTCGTCCAGTGGCTCAGAAGATCAACGGCCTAGCCTCTGGCTCCTATTCCGCGCGGGACAATCAGCGAACCGCAGCCCCGACGACCGGGACATGGGCTCAGGGTGACTTTGTGGAGAATTCCAACGCTGTAGAGGCCGGGACTACTCCAAACAAGTACATCATTGTTGGGTGGAGATGCACCGTAGGTGGAACTCCAGGGACATGGGTTGAATGTAGGTTCCTGACGGGTGGTTAATGTATATCGTCCAGATTCCGACCGAGTTTGTTTGGAAAGCTTGGGAAGATGGCGCATATAATCTCGTCAAAGCCGCTGAAAGAGCCAAGCGCGAAATCACCGGCGATCAGTTAAAGATGCTTCTCCTGAGGGGGGAGCGCACGCTAGTCGGCATCGTGGACAACGAAACGCCGAAGGCATGGGCGGCTGTTCAGCTTCAAGTCCTGCCAAACATCCGGGTGCTGTACGTCTACAGCATTTATGCACCCGGACAGACCGGACCTGAAGCGTTCCGGCTCCTGAAGGACTATGCAAAGGCCAACGGCTGCGAAACCATCCGTGGCGCCTGTGACGAAGCCGTTGGCCGTCTATGGGCGCGGAAGTTCGGGGCGAAGCCTATCTATTCAGTCTACGAATTCGAGGTGAATCAATGAGCGGCGGCGGATCACAAACCAGTTCCACGGGGGTAGCCCCGGAACTCAAGCCACTGGCAAATGAGTACGTCTCGCGCGCCATTGACGTAGCGGACAACCCGTTTCAAGCGTACACGGGCCAGCGGTTCGCCGACATGAACCCGTTTCAGAGCCAGGCCGGGAGCTACTACGCTCAGAACCTGAATGCAGGAACGAACCCCTACCTAGACCAGATGGTCACCAAGGCGCAGGGAAACATCGTAGACAACTACAACAACACCATCCGTCCTCAACTCGACACGATGGCAGCGCGGTCTGGATCGTTCGGGAATGCTGGTGTCGCCTCAACCGTCGAGCAGCAGCAAAAGGCGCTCGGCAATCAACTATCGGACGTGGCTACTTCCATGTACGGAGGTCAATACAACGCAGATCAGGCCAACCGGATGGCATCAGCGGGTAATCTGCTGAACTATGGCAATCTGACGCAAGCGAACCAGCAGCAAGGCTTGGACTTCAACTATCAGCAGTTCCAGGACGCGCTGAACCAGCCATACAAGAACCTTCAGGTTCTAGGCGCCCCGTTCTCGATGGGGCTCGGCAGCGTCACGAAGACCAGCGGCGGGGGTAAGTAATGTTCGGCCCGTGGCTTCTCCCTCTGATCGGCGCGAGTGTCGGTGCGCTGAAGGACAAGAAAGACCCATTGCGAGGCGGATTGCTCGGCGGGGCTCTTGGCTATGGCGGAGGAATGGTCGCTCCAATGCTCGGCGGCGCCTCTGCGGCGACGAATCCAGCCCTGATTGAGTCGGCTGTTGGGACAGCAGGCTACGGGGCAAGTTCGGCGACACCTACGGGGCTGTTCGGCACCATCGGTCAGTATGCGAAGCCAATAGGCCAAGCAGCGAGCGCGGCAGGGTCCGTGCAGGGTCTTCTCGGTGGTCAGCAGCAACCCCAACCGATGCCCGCCCAACTCGGAGCCACAGGCGACCCCATCGGGCAACTCCTGAACAGCCAGCAGCAGGAAGAGATGATGCGCAAGCAGATC